TTTGATTCTTCCAAACGTAGCCGTCTAAGTTTAGATAGTCTATCTTTTCAGTCTTGTTATCGGTAATCTTTAGGGCTAAGTTTTCATAATAAATAAAGCACTCTGTTTGAGTATCCTCTTTCATTTTAATATCAGCCGACTTTAGAAAGGATAAATAGTTTGGAGTAAAGAACTGAGGGTTGCCTGCAATGTAATCGTATGGCTTAATTCCTATTTTATCATTGGCAAGCAAGTATTCTAAAACAAAATCTTTTATTCTTTTCTCATTTGTTTCCTCAATAAAATTACCTTGTCTTTTTATGAATGTATAAGTATTACCGCCTGCAGGATAATACTTCATGAAGTTCTCTTGCTCTAACCATTTCTTAAATTTAAGAGGGCTTAAAGAAATTTTACCCTTATCTGATACATTCCAAAAGTCATCAACCTCCATCGATTCCTTAACTCGCTCAATCGTTTCTATTTCGTGTGGATTAGATGCTCTTTCTAGGTTAGTCTTTATTTGTTCAATTCGTTTGCCGCTTAATATTTGTTTTTGAATATGTGACTTGGTGTTGCTATCCTCAAAAAACTTTGTGCTAAAAGTATTTTTACCACGCTTGTAGGCACTATTGACTAGGTCTTGTATCTCATTGCCATTAAAGTCTTTTTCAGCATATTTAAGCAGGTGATTAGATGCAGTTATTTGACTAATGCCGAAATCATTTAAACTCATAGCAAATTTGAAAAGATTACTATTTCGCTCACCGCTTCCCATACTGTACTTTTTATTGAACCAAGTAGTTAGCCTGTCAATAATTTGTGATTCAGATTTTAAAGGAACTACAACATCACTATAAGTAGAACCAATCTCTGTGTATTCTTCGACTTCAATAGTATCGTATTCAATCGCCTCTGGATTATAATATAGTTCAGGGTCATAACTTTCGTAACAAAATCTACTTATATCCTTTGTCGACTTATCAAAATAAGGGCTGTCAATCTCAGCCATAAAAGCATTAAAGTAACCTTTAAAGTTTTCGGCATCCTTTGGTATCTTAACTAATGCTTTTAATCCGCTACCAGATGGTGAAATGAATACAGAAAAGATATAAGGTAAATTTATTAATCGCTGCTTAGTTTCATTTAATATTTCCATATCTGGGAACTTATCAAAATCAACAATCATCAAACCGCTAGGTTCTAAAATATTTTTATTTGCTCTATGGCTAAAAGTTCCATTGAAACAAACGCCAGGCAACTGCTTCTTATATTTATCTTCTTTGGTTAATCTAAACTTTTCTACAAGTTCTTTGGAGTTACCTTCGATAATTCGCTGTAAGCAAATTTCTACTGCCCTATGAAAAGGGTTAGAGGCATCCTGTGCGCTCTTAAATACTGATACTAATATTTTACTCATACTTTGAATGTTTTAGTTGAATGACTTAAAAAATATCGGGGAAGGGTCATTCAAACCTTTTAGACAGCCGCCGCTGAAACCCGATTTTATAGAACAAAACTACATCTATTTATTAAAACTAACACCATTGTGCAAATCTTTTTATTAAATAATACAGATAATACACATTGAAAATACACATTGTAAGTTTAAAAGCCTAGTGTTTTCGGGCATCCTGACAGATAGTACACATTTTTGCAATTTTTCAGAAACTTTTGGAAAAACTTTTGCCTTTATCATTTCTATAATGGATGAACTAGCCAAAAAATGTGTAAACCTGTATTATCTGTATTTCATAGTTTCTTTAATTCCTCATCCAAACCTTCTAAAACCTTATACATCGAATCTTGCAGTTGCTCCCAATCTTTGCTTTTGAATCTGGCATCGCTCAGTAAAGTTTCATCAATCTGTTTAATAAAGTAATTAATCTTTGGTTTAGCCTCCTTAATTACTCCTATTATGTGCTTGTTGTCTATTGCATCTCTGCAACTCCAGACTGTCTGCATTGCTTCGCTCGCTGCCTTGCTGCACATATAAGCCATTAATAGGTTTTGGATAATAGTTCTTTCCGATATCATAGCAGCGTTTCAATTTGTTTAATCCGTTCCACAAATAGCATATCCTTGTAGTCTAAATAATTCTGAATCTTGGTGCGAGCGTTCATTATAGTAGTGTGGTCACGCCCTCCTAATCTTAATCCGATTGATTGTAGGCTATTATAAGTATGCTTGCAGGCTAAGTAAGCTATGCAATGCCGCCACCACATTATCTCACGCTTTCGGTTATTGGATGTTAGTTCCTTTTCTGAGTAACCGCTTACTTTAGTGACTGCCCAAATGATGCCGTCAAGTGTAATCTTGTGTTTGTTAACTCCGTGTACTCTGACGTAAAAGTTTGGTTTGCTTATTAATAGTGTCATTTAATTCGTTTGCCTTCAATATAAGTTCTAGTATTTAATTCAATTAATTTCTTTGCCATCGCTGCCTCAATGTCTTCTAGGTTAAAGCCTGTTAAATGAGCCATTTTAAACATTAGAAAGAAGCAGTCTGCTAGTTCATCCGCTTGCTCAGTTCTGCCGTCTAAGACTACTGCCTTTCTAAACTCCCAAACTTCTTCGTGTCGCAGTTTGGATAATACGTCTAGCCATCTTTCATCGCCAAAGGTTTCTTTGCTCCATTGGATGTATTCGTTAATTAGTTTTTGGTTCATACAATGCCGTCATTAAAGTGTCCTAGATATAAAGAGCCAGCGTTTCTATCATTAAAGTAGGCATACATTAAATCAAAACCAAAGGCTGCAAAATCTTTACAAATCAATTCTATGTTTTCGTAGCTTTTAGGTTTTATTTCCGTTTCCTCAGCACCATGTTGAATTGAAAAGAAGTATACAAACTTAATCGGTTTTAATTCTTTCTTTTCGAGTTGCTCTCCTATTATTATTACTTTTGTCATTGTGTTAGTTGTTAATGGCAGTAGACAGTTGCCCGCCTACCGCCTTGTTAATTTAGATTTTCCAAGCCTTAACGCTAGTGAAATACTTGCCGTTATATTCCCTTGATTCGATATTAATCGAGCAGGTAATGATTTGACCGATTGAATAATCTTGCAGTCTGCTTATTGCTTTCTCGCTTACCTCGATAGCAATTAACTTTGGATAAGTTTCTTGCGTTTCTATAATAATAGTTTGTTTTTGCCAAGCCTTTCCTAACTTGCTCTCGCCTGTTTCTAAAGGCAGAATCTGTTTTAATGTTCCTTGAATTTCCATATGTTTATTTATTTATAGTGTGTTTATTAATTTAAGCATCATTTCATGCGCTATTTCTACTTTAGCTAGTATTTGGTCTATTCTCTCCTGATTGCGTTCTATTTCGATTATATGATAGCTACGTTTGGAATCTTTGAATCTTGGGTCGTAACTCATAAAGTAACAAGAATCAGAATCGCATAGGTAAAGGTTCGTTTGTATCTGGTCGTAATACTTTGGCAACTCACTCTGAAAGTTTTTAGCGTTAACAAATGCCTTGTAATAAAGATGCGTGTCTGAATTAGGGCATTTAATTTCTACTATCTTTTTTTCACTTGTCAAAATCATATCGGGAGTTCCGCCTAGCTTGCCATTAGTAAAGAATACAAAGCCACCTGATGAAGTGTAAATCACATCTTCGCTCGCAGGGTTAAGGTTCAATAACTCGCATAGTCTGAACGCTGCTTCGGGTTCGTTTTCCTTGCCCCAATCCATCTCTGAATTATAGAACTTAGGTTTAGGACTATCAAAATAGGCTGCTACCTTTTCTAGTAGATAGGTAATCGCTCCATCACTTAATAGCCTGCCCTCTGCTTGTGCCTTTTTGGTTGGTTCAGCCATTAGTCTGTTAACCTCTGAGGCTGTGAATTGGTCCTTGCGATGTTGTAACCAATCGGTTTCGGTTTCAAATACGAATCTTTTAATCATGGTTTAGTTTAGTTTTATTGTTTCCGAATTTGTTTTGTAGGTTAGTATCTGGTGCAAACCCCATTGTATCTTTTCGGTTTAAATCTCTACCGAATAGCTTTCCTATTTTTTCACTTGCATCCTTTATTGCGTAAGATTCTGCAATAGGTAGTGCCATCATTACTGCGCCTTTATTGATTGCGCCTAAATCTGCCGCACTTGCACCTGCTTTGGTTTGTAATTCCTGCGCCCCTAGCCCATCTTGAAACTCCCATTCGCCAGATGCAGGATTAAGGTAGTGTAAACGGATGCAAACATAAACAGCGTTAAACATTACACCCTCACGCAATACCTCAACTCTAGGGTTCTTAAATATCTTTTGCAGCAAGGTTTCAATAATACCAATAGGGATGTATCTTGAATTGCCTGCGTATTGATTAACTTTTATCCATTCTTTTTTTGGTTCTTGGTTCATTAACCAATTAAATGAATCTTGCTTAAATGCCTTTTCGGCTGCCTCAACTTCGTAAATCTCGGCAATGGTTGGTAGTTTAGTTTCCATTTAGATAGTGTTTGGGTGGTCTGATTTTGACTGAGATATTAGTTGCCCTGCCTGTTCCATTCCATCTATTTTAGCAGACTTGATAAGCAGGTTAATGTTACCTGTTAAAGTGCCTAGTGGGATGTTACTGCCGCTATCAATAATCTGCTTGATTAAAACGGCTTTGATTGATTCTGTGTTAGTCATTGTTGTTAGTAAAAGTTTGTTTGTAATAATCTGCTCCTCCTTCAAAATCAAAACCTTCATCACGTTTAGAGTTCCAAATGTTAGATTCGCCAGCATCAAACGCATTGGTAATGGTTGATTTTTCTAGTGGTAAATACTTTTTCTCAATTACTGAGGATAGTTGCTCAGGTAAAAATGTGAGCGCAGTTGAATTTTGGATGTAGTCCAATAGTTCTTGCATTGGTGTTGTGTTAGTCATTGTTGTTAGTTAGTTGTGCAAATATAGTTAATTACTTTTATTATGCAATAATTATTTACAAATAAAATAATCGTATAAGTTTACATAGTTCAAGTGGTTTATTTCGTTCTGTCTTATCGCCCATGCAGCGTCTATTTTGTCCGCTAGTTCTGGATGTAACACAACCGCTTTGATTTTCTTAAGTGCTTCTATTGCAGTAGGGCAGTTAGCCTCGTAAACTCTATCTATTAAGTCCGATTCAACGTAATCTAGTAGTGCTTGGTGCTTCTTTGCATCGTCAATTATGTACATCATTTTTCTTGTTATAAAAGCTAGTTAATAGTGTTTCGTATCTTGTGGCTTCAAGACTTGCTAAG